CCGAGCGGGAGGCGTGTGCGAAGATTGCCGACAGCCAGATAAACAACACCGCCATCTTGTTGGTCAACCCCGGCAAATCTGCCGCAGCATGGGACATCGCTAACGCCATCCGTGCGAGGGGGAGCAAGTGACACGCACTTGTAAGCAATGCGGTCAGAAGTTCTTCGGCGCGTCGAGCATCCTCCAGCATCGCAGCGGTGCTTGCGGTGGCGAGGAACTACTGAAGTCTCGCGGTTGGGTTAAGACCCGCGCAGGATGGGTATCACCACAACGCGCCATGTTCGACGCAAAACGCCGTGGAGTTTGAGCGGCTGATGAAAAACCGGGATGCGCCGCATATTGATTACGGCGCATTCCTCGGGTTGCTGCCAAACAACCCAAAAGCCTGCCCGTGCAATATCGACGGCATCATCGAGCGTAAGGGAAAGTTTCTCGTACTAGAATGGAAGCGCGAGGGTGAGGGGATGTCCGAAGGGCTGCGCCGCACCTTGCAGGCACTTGCTGCCACGCCAAACTTCCAAGTGTGGGTGGTGCGCGGGGATACGGACGAGGGGCTACGGATAGCGCGGTTTTTCTTCGTGCCGCCGCAGGGCAAAGCAATGCTGCTTGGGGAAGGCGTGGAGGAATTTGTACGCGCCTACAAACTCTGGTACGAATGGGCTGACGGGTCTTTCTGATGCGCTACGCCGCACGCCGAGATGCCAACGATGCCGCCATCACCGCAGCCGTCAGGGCGGTAGGATTTACGGTTTACGACTTGGGACAGGCAGGTCAAGGCGTACCCGACAAACTGGTGACCGCCCCCGGCTTCGCGGCGTTCCTCGAAATCAAGACCCCGAAGGGCAAATTGCGAAGGGGTCAGGAACGCTTCCAGAGCGCGTTTGAGCCTCTGGGGATGTGGTACCTCGCCCGTGACCCTGCCGAGACGGTTGCGTGGCTTCAGGCGCGGCTAACGACGACCCAGAAGCCTTGACCCATGAGTTGATGGTGCTGGAGGTGGTGGATGTGGAACCGCTCACAGAGGCGGGGGAGCCACCAACGGGCAGGCTCTTGGATGAGGTGGGCGTTGCGCCCGTCCGATAGGGTCTTGCCAGCCGCCCCCGTGTGGACGCTGAAGAAACCCAATTTCGGCATGATACGAACGAGGTCATCCAGCACAGCGTCGAGCCGGTCAGGTTCGATGTGTTCCAGCACATCAATGCAGCAAACCATATCGGCTTCCTGCGGGTCGCCGTACTCTGGAAAGGCTGGGTCATAGGGTCGGTAATCAATCGAGATACCCGCAGGCTCAAGGGCGCGTTGCAGGTTCTTCTTGCCAGCACCGTAATCGGACAACGACTTGATGCCGTTATCCACGATTAACTTTGCAACGATGGGCGCAAAGGCGATGGAAGCCACGCCATAGTTGGGATTGGTGTGCAGTTCAACCTGCTGGGCGCGGTACTCGTCGGAGATAGTAGTCATGCTTGCATCCTTCCCTGTAGGGGTCTAGCATTATCCTAACCCAAAGTGGGGGAAATTCCATGCCGAACACTCGTAAAGACAAATTGGCGCTTGCTTTCAATGCGCTGAATGACGCCAAAGAGGACATGACTGAAGATGAGGTGCGCGAAATGCTAAACCGCCGCCTTCAGTCTGCCGTTCCCGCTAAAAAGCGCATCATGCCGACGATGGTCGAAGTTGAAGAGGTTGCCCCAGAAATTTACGAAGAAGGCGAAAACAAGGCGGTTCCGTTGCCGCAGTACGGGGAAGCCACGGGAAGCATGAGGAACCTGCCAGCAGTCGAAGGTGGAAAGGCAAAGCAACAAACGCTGCCTTATCGGTTTCGCAAAAAGTCCAAACTTTACGAGATGATGCAGTAGTGGCCGCTCACGAAAAAACCGCTGCGCTTTTTGTTGGAACCATGTTCCACAGCGCGACCATCACGCACCTTCAGCACCTCGCCACCAAGTCCTTCGCGCAGCACATGGCGCTTGGGGAATACTACGAAGCCATCCCCGACCTTGTGGACAAGTACGCCGAGGCGTATCAGGGACGCTACGGCATCATCACGGGCTACGATGTCGAGTTCCACAAGAACAGCAACCCGAAGGGGTATGTGAAGTCGCTGCTGACCTTCCTTGACGAAATCAAAGGCTCACTCCCGAAGGACAGCGACCTTGTTAACCTGTTTGACGCGGTTGTGGATGGCGTGACGAGCCTTAAGTACAAACTCGAAAACCTCGAATAATGGCGCATAGGTAATGCCATATAAACCTAAAAAAATAGCCGACGCTCTGCGAAATTACCGCGCAGAAGATATGGCGATGTTTGACCTAACTGAACCGGGAAACATCAACCTAAACGAACGGCTTGGCGTAAAGAACGAAATCCCCGGTGAAGGCGGTATCAGTACGATACGCAGCATGGGCGTTAACATCGACGGCGAAGAAGTCCTCATCCCCACAGTCGTCAACGGGCGCATCGTAAGTGAGGATGAAGCCATCAAGCATTACCGTCGAACCGGCGAACACCTCGGCAAATTCAAAACACCGGAAGAAAGCACACGCTACGCTGAACGCTTACATGAGCAAGAAGCACGGCGAGTTAACCCAAAGCAATGAAGAAAGCGGAACCGTCACGGGTTGCTGCCGCGCTGCAATACCTCCAGCAGATGCGCGACCGTGCCGCTGACTTCGGTGGCGGGGTAGTCGATACCCTCGCAGACCGCGCACGGGATGTCGGTGGACTTGCCTACGAAGCCTTTACGAGCGACCCCAACATCGGGCGCATGACGACGGCAGAGTACGCCCAAGCCGCCGACCGCCCGACCCCTCGCCTAGACCAAGCCGCCCAAGACCTCGGTACCATCGGCAAGGCAATCGTTACGCAGCCGGTTCAGACGGGCAAGGCTCTCGTGCAGGGCGAGGTTGAACGCGCACGGCAGGCAATGACCAGCCCCCGCGCTGCTGGTGAATACGCAGGGTCGATGGTTGACCCCATGCGGATAGCCGCCGCGCTACGCAAAACCGCCCCCATCGCTGAACTAGATGTGTACCACGGCACACCGCATCGGTTCCCCGAAACGGAGGCCAACCCGCTGGGCGAGTTTGACGCTAGCAAGATTGGCACAGGTGAGGGGGAGCAGGCTTTCGGGTATGGAATTTACCTTGCTGAAAGCCCCAGCGTAGCGCAACACTACTCAACGGGGGGTGGTGGATTTGTGCCGGTTCAGGGCAAAGACAATGTGTATTTTAATGGTCAATGGGTGCAAGACTTTTCCGACAAAAAATCGCCAGAAGGATTGGCAAAATATGCAATGAGTCAATCGTCCACCGGCACGACTATTAAAGAAAAAACAGAAACATTGAACAAAATTGGCAGAAAAGATGCTGCTGATTGGTTAGAAAAAAACGCTGACAAATTTAATCAATCAAAGGGCAACCTTTACACCGCCGACCTCCCCGACGAGATGATAGACCGTATGCTCGATTGGGAAAAACCGTTAAGTGAGCAATCAGAGTTTGTAAAAGCCGCTATACGCGCCATGCCAAATGCGCCTGACGAAAGCAAATGGAAAAATTGGACGGGAGAATATTTGTATCGAATTCATCTTCAGCGCGGCGGAAGAGAATCACCAGAAAAACCGTTGAAAGTTACAGCATCGGAAAAATTACAAAACGCTAGTATCCCCGGCATCAAGTACCTAGACGCAGGTAGTCGTAGTCGCGGATTGAGCGCCACCGGAACGCGCAACTTCGTCGTGTTCCCCGGTGAGGAAAAGAAGGTACGCATACTGGAGCGCAAGTAAGTTAACCCAAGGCAACAGCGGCAAAGATAGTTTCATTAGATAAACAATCAAGATATATTAACCACGGTATGCCAGCAGGAAGACCCAAAGGAAGCCCGAACAAGTCAACCCAAGCAGCGAGGGAGGCCATTTCTCGTTTCGTAGACGGCAACGCAGACCGCTTGCAGGGCTGGCTCGACGAGATACACCAAGAGAAGGGCGCAGAGGCTGCGTTCAAGTGCTTCAGCGATTTGCTTGAATACCATGTGCCTAAACTCGCACGCCACGAACACAGCGGCCCTGACGGCAGCAAGATTGAGATTGAGGCGACTTGGGGCAAGCCCGAGTGAAGCAGCGGGTAGAACTCCCGTATCGCCCTAGACGGGCTTTCATGCCGTTCCACGACCGCACAAAGCGGTGGGCCTGCCTCGTCGCGCATCGTCGTGCTGGCAAGACTGTCGCAGCGGTTAACGACATCATCCGCGCAGCCTTTATGTACCGGGGGCCGAATGGCCTCTTCGGTTATGTCGCTCCCTACCAGAACCAAGCACGCCGCATTGCGTGGGACTACTTCAAGCACTACGCCCAGCCGCTCATCAGCGACACCAACGAGCAGATGATGACTATCACGCTTGTTAACAACACGAAGGTCAGCCTAT